GTGGAGAAAGTCAAGTGGTCATTCATTTAACGCTTGACGGCTCCGGCTACGGCTCCGGCTACGGCGACGGCTACGGCTCCGGCTACGACTACGGCTACGGCGACGGCTACGGCTACGGCGACGGCTACGGCTCCGGCTACGACTACGGCTCCGGCGACGGCTCCGGCGACGGCTACAAGTAATATAAAAAATATTAGGGGATCACATGAAATTCAAGCTAAATGTTTATTGGGTAAAGTACCAATGGGAAAAAGAAGGGAAGTTTGAAATTCATTCGGTGTTGTTTAGAGATACAAGTACACATCAATTCGTAAAAGAATTCGATACTGAGGTTTATATACCGCAGGACTTCAATCCGCTTGATCGCGCTTTGCAAGAGTTAAGAGCCGAGAAAGAAAAGCTGTTGGAAAAGCTAAAGGATGTGGACAATGGCCTCAAGTTATTAGGGTCCATATAGTCATGGAGCTTTGGATTGTGTTGGCCGCTGTTGTTGGGGGTGTTTGCGGATACATTGCCGGGTTTAGGGTGGCAAGGGATCGCGGGTGCCTAATGATTGCTGTGCTTGCGGAGTTTTGGGGCAAGAGTGATAAGGAGGTCCGACAAGCATTCGACGAAATCTTTGAGGGAGAGTCGTGATGATGAAGATACGAATCATGGGAGTGACTGATATGATGATTACGCACATGGATCAAGGAAAGAGGGCAACTCTTATAATTGAGAACAAAGATAGTTCCGGCTCTGTGAGTCATACAGTGATTGAGCTTGAATCAGACAACCCTGAAATCTTGAAGGAGATTAAGAATGGCGCAGTGGTCTAAGCTTTGGGAGTTGCCAAAGGCGCAAAGAGATGAGGCGTTGAAGGCGGCACGGTTCACGCCGCCATCGCAAAAGAGCGGTAAGGCCAAGCACAATCCGGCGCATCAGCAATTCAGGAAAAAAGATGACTGACTATTCTGATCATATCTTGAGGATCCAGCAGCTAAGAAAGTTGGCGTCAGAGTACATGAGGGAGGGTAGGTGGTCTGAGGCAGTAGATTTGGCTGATCAGATCATCGTAGAAGCTGCGCACGTAAAGATATACTGCTTGGGGCGGATGTCCCCAGATAAGGGTGTTTAGGAGACAAGAATGTATGCACCGAAATACCGTAGCTGGATTTCTGACGAAGAGCGCAGGGAATCTGCCCTGAACTACAAGGCGTCCGTGTACATAGCCGAAATCAAGGAGATGGCAGATAAAGCTAGGGGGCTTGACCCCATACATCACATCTGATATAGACCCAGTACCATCTAATGATGGGCTGGGTTTTGGCATTGGAAAGAGGCTCCCGGGAGCCTATTAATTCCCAAAAATCCCAATAAAATCAACGGAAGCAATTTCCAAAACGAGGCGAAATAAGCGTTATGGCTGAACCGCAAAAAAAGAAGATGGGATCCCCTAAGGGTGCAAACAGCAAGTACACCCCAGAGCAGGCCATCCGCATATGCACAGCCATTGCGGAAGGTAAGAGTTTGAACAGCTTAATCAAGACGGAAGGAATGCCTGACATATCAACGGTTTATCGTTGGATTGCAGAGCATCAAAGTTTCCGCGAGATGTACACCAAAGCTAGAGAGGATCAAGCCGATACTTTGGCTGATGAGATACTGAGTATCTGTGACGAAGAACCCCAGCAGACCATCACAAACGAAGAGAGCGGAACGGTAACTAAGCGATTGGATCCTGCGGGGATCAATCGGAATCGACTGAGGGTGGATGCACGCAAATGGGTGGCAGCAAAGCTGAAGCCGCGCAAGTACGGGGACAGGACAACGATTGCAGGGGATGATGAGAACCCCATCAAGGTAGATGCTGTAGTTGAGGTGAGGCAGGTATTCAGTGCGATCTTGCAGAACCTTGAATTGACCAAGCAGCAGAGTGACTGACCTATCGGAAATCCTGCAGGATCCTGAGACTGCCAAGCAGTTTGCGCTCCTGCCCATTCCTGATCAGATTTCTTGGGCATGGAGAGCGCAGTGGCTGAGTAAGGCGCTCAAGCATCAGATAGTCCCTCCGGGTGACTGGTGGAGCTTCTGGCTGATGCTGGCAGGACGGGGTGCGGGAAAGACTAGGGCGGCAGTAGAGCAGGTGTCGTGGTGGGCGTGGAGCGAGCCTAAGACGCGCTGGCTGATCTCAGCCCCTACCAGTGCTGATATCAGGGGAACGTGCTTTGAGGGCGATTCTGGGCTGTTGTCGGTCATCCCTCAAGCCCTCATAGCCGATTACAACAAAAGCCTGAGTGAGCTAACCCTGACCAATGGGAGCTTGCTGAAGGGGATTCCGGCGAGCGAGCCGGAGCGCTTTCGTGGTCCCCAGTGGCATGGAGCTTGGCTTGATGAGCTTGCTGCGTGGGATTATCTGCAGGAGGCGTGGGATCAGATTATGCTGTCAGTCCGGCTGGGGCAGCATACCCGGGTGATGGCGACCACCACCCCAAAGCCAAAAGACTTGATCGTTGAGTTGGCTGGGCGAGAGGGTGATGATGTAGTGATTACGAGGGCATCGACTTATGCCAACATCAAGAACCTCAGTCCGACATTCCAGAAGCAGATACTCCAGTATGAGGGCACAAAGCTCGGGCGACAGGAAATCTACGCTGAGATTATTGATGCCGAAGAGGGCGGTATCGTCAAGAGGGAGTGGTTCAACCTCTGGCCGTCAGAGAAGGCGCTCCCGAAGTTTGAATACATCCTCCAGTCTTACGATTGTGCCTACACCGAAAAGACAGTTAATGACCCTACTGCATGCATCGTGTTTGGCGTATTCAAACCAATGGATGGCCCAATGGCAGTTATGCTCATTGATGTATGGCAGGATCGTCTTCAGTATCCAGATCTTCGACCAAAGGTTATTGAGGAGTACAAGGTCAGCTATGGCGGGGATTCTCAGGACAATTATGTAGGTGGGAAGAAGGTTGACCTGATACTGGTTGAGGATAAAGCTGCGGGGATATCTCTGATACAGGACTTGCAGAGGGCGCACTTACCAGTACGGGCGTACAACCCGGGCAGGGCTGACAAAATCCAGCGGCTGTCAATTGTCTCCAACATCATCGCGTCTAAGCGGGTATGGATTCCGGAGAGCAGTAACCGGAAGGGGTACGTGAGAGATTGGGCTGAAGGATTTGTGAGCCAGATATGCTCCTTCCCAGATTGTACTCATGATGATATGGTAGATGCGTGTACGCAGGGCTTGCGATATCTGCGCGACTCTGGGTGGCTGGAGATTGATGTGCAGCCAAGAGGCGAAGATGATGACTATGTGGACGTTGCGCCCAAACGAGTCAACCCTTACTCACTTTAAAAGTGCAGCGTGATCATGAGTGATATTCGCAAGAGACTGGAAGAGTTCAAGGCTTCAATGGAGAGGCCGCGTGCTGATGCAGTGACGAGAGCGCGACCCGCCACTGAGCAGCAGAAGGCATTCGATGAGTACCTGATGGCGCAGCAGGAAGCCCGTGAGCGCTTGCTGAGTGAGGTTCCCCAGAGGGCTATATCAGGAGCGATACCGGGCGCTGTGGGGTCGCTCGCTGGATATGCGGCACAGTATCCCGGTCTTGTGGGCGATATACGTGATCTGTATGAGAAATTCAAGCCCTCTGAGGCTCCTGAAGTGTCGGAGCTATTGAGAGCGCTCCCTACGACTGAGCGGCTGCAGGAGTTTTATCTTCCCGAGAATGCGTCCCCTGAAATGAGGGCTGGCGTGGTTGGTGGTAACGCTGTTGCTCTTGGAGAGATGGTTACTGCTCTCCCGGGAATGGTGAAAGGGATTGCAAAGGGAGCGCCGAAAGTTCTGGGCAGTCTGATTGATGAGATTCTTACGCCGAGGGTTGGCCCTGCTGGACAGCGCGGATCTGTTGGTGTGCCACGTAACCTCACACAAGGAGAGGCCGCTCACCGGCTGGCGCAACAGCGTGCTGCTCTGCCACCAGCCAAAGGTGGATTGGGGCTTCCCAAAGACAATACTTCAGATCAACGAGCGGAGGCGCAAAACTATGTTGACTATTATCATGGCACTCAAAGGCTAGATCGTCTTTTGTCAAAACCGCTTCTTGATCCCAAGAGAGCAACATCCGGTCCAATGCCTTATGGAACAACTACCAAAGAATTAGCATCCAGCTATGCAACAAAAAAAGCGGACACATCAAGGATTGCTAAAGATGAAGGCGATGTATCAAATTATTTTCAAGTGTTACCAAA